AAGCGTTTATTCAGCCATCCGCCCAGCGCAGTTATCAGTGAAACTACTATCGTTAATGCTTCTTTCATTCGTCATAGTGTGTAGCGTTAATACTATATCGTTATTTCGCTGCTCCACAATTACCAGCCAGTGTTTGGCTAATGCCTGTACTAATTCGGTGTCTAACTCGGAAAGCCGCAGCACCGCTTCCGGTTCCTGTCCGTTAATATGTTCCATCTCTTATGCGCTGTAGGGTTATTGTTCTTCGCCGGTGCTTCTTTTTGATTGCCACTACTTCAAAGTGGCCACGGATATAGACCCACCGGAATGTGTGAGGCTCCAGCATTTTTAATATCTTGCGCCGCTTGCCGTATTCGTTGGCGTGCCGCATAAATCCCAGATAACTGTTAATGCTGCTAACCGCGTGCTCTACTTCCTCTATGGTTTCGGCACGGTTCAGTCGGCGCACCGCCATAACAAAGTTTTTCAGCGTGCGGTTACAAACGTATATCCGCTGCTTTTTAACCACGTTCCCGGTAAACTCTACGCCTTTGGTGTAGTGCTGGATATAGAATTTGTGCGGATGTAGGGTCAGACCGTATTTGCCCAGCAGTTCCCGGATTTTCGGCACGGCTGCTAAAATCTTCTGCTTATCGGCATCCAGTATATAGAAGTCATCTACATACCTGCCGACATAGGTAAAGCCCAAATCATTTAGCAGGTACCAGTCCAGAATGTTAAGCAGGAAATTTGCGAAGTGCTGCGCAAACAGATTACCTATCGCCACGCCCAGACCCTCGCCGTTTGTAAACAGCGATTTGTTTACTGGCAGAAAATCCCAGTAGTGTAGTGGGCTATGTCTTTCGCAGCTCTTTTCCGGACTGTGCAGGATAACCACCCGGCACAGAAAACGCAAATCCTCTATGTCGCTGCCTTTGTAACGCTCCAGTATAAATTTGTCTATCATTCCAGCCAGCATAGCTTTGTTTATAGACATAAAGAAGCCCTGCAAATCCAGCTTCGCTATATAGCAGTCACGGGTGTAGTTTTGGCTGCACTCCTTAATGTCGTTGTACAGCATATTAACGCCGTACATCTGTCCTTTGCCTTTCCGGCAGTTAAACGTGCGTGGGCTAAATACTTCTTCAAAAAGCGGCTCCAGCCGTAGGGCTATCCAGTGGTGTACTATCCTGTCCTCAAAAGAAGCCGCAAATACTTCTCGATACCGTGGACGCGTTACGACAAAACAGATAGACTTACCCGGCTGATAGATACGGTCATTTATACGGTCGCGAAGTGCTACTAACTTGCTACCGTAGTCTATTTCGTACATAATGGCACTGGCTGTTCTCCGCTTGCTTTTGCGGCAGTCATAATATGCTTCTAACAATCCGTCCGTAGTAACCATATCCTTTTATCTTAACTTTGTGTGTCGGTTCATCTGAAAAAGTGCTGAAACGGGCCTAACTCTGTTCTGGTTCGTTGCCTTAGTGTTGTTGTTCGCGTTGCCATTGTTGAGGTTCAAATTCCACGCGTTGGTCGCGCTGTACTCGCAACTCCGTGCCGCTCTTGCTTGGTCTTAACTATAAATGATAGTGCGCAGCCCATTTTTACAGATAACTTGCACGCTCGGTTAGTCGTAACTTTCCAAATCTGGCATTTACTCGCTATCCATTGCTGATAATTTTTAATAGTGAGTTCTTCCACGCAGTAGACTGTTTGCCTATCGCGTCCGTCAGTTCGATAATATTTGCGTGCCTGCTTCTGCCTAATATCCATTTCCTTTCACCCGCTATGCGCAGCAAAGTTTTCAATACTTCAAACTGCGACTGGAAATTTACCAAATGCTGGATACGGGTTTGTCTATCCCGGTTTATGTAGGCCGCCGATATTTCGGATATAAGATTTACGCCTATGTCGTGCATCTTGCTGCCTACGCTAAACTTGTAGGCTCTCGGAAAGTTAGGCGTAATATCCAGAATTTCGTCTAACAGTTTACGGCAGTCTAAATATATCTGCGTGTTTGATACCAGTTTTGATTTATTCATATCTCAAATTTTGCACTGTAGCAGGTAAAAGGAAATTTCTATGTCTTGTGCGGCTACCGCCGCACATTAAAGATTAAAGTCTAACTATTAACAACTAACGTAAAAATGCTGAAACGGGCCTAACTCTGCCCTGGTACGTAGCCTTAGTGTAGTTGCCCGCGCTGCCATAGGTGAGGTACAAACCCCACGCGTTGGTCGCGCTGTACTCGGTACTACTCCAGTACCACGTTTCGGCTAACTGGGCCGCTCCGTTAATCAGCGATAGCGCATAATTGATTTTGCGCATATTGGCGTAAATCATCATCAGCTCGCCCAGTGACGGTAGCCACCATTTCCCCGCTGTCAGTCCCTGCCCGTTGGCGTTCACCCGTTCATAGGATGCACAAAAGCCCGGCGCATAGCTCTCCGTATTACATTCGCTGTGCGTAATCTGCGCTGCCGTGCTGGTCTTTCCCGTCCAGTCATTCAGTGCCGTTTCTCGGTCGGTTGTGGTCTTGCCGCCCGCACTGACTGCGGCACTGCTCCAGTACAGCGTAGCTTCCGTAGGGGCTACCACCAGAATTTTGCCGCCCTCTACCACCATAACGCCTTCGGCTATCTCGCCGCTGTTCTGATAGCTCGCCCACTTGTCCGGCTTGACTGCCAGCGGGTAATCATCACTTTTGCGGTGAAACATGATAAATACACCGTCATTCATAGCGTTGAGGTTCAGACCGCCCAGCAAAGACGCTTTGAGGTTTGCCAGCGTTATTTTTGTCACGTTGCCGCTGGCATCGGTCAGCGGTATGTACTGTGACGCGCTCATAGTAGTAACCGTAGTTACTGAATTTAATGTTTTCGTTTTCTTTGCCATACTTTAATCGTTTATGGTTAATGATATGTTTACCAGTCTCTCGGTAATTTGTACTGTATCCACAGACCGTAATAACTCGTATTTCCTACGGTTCGTATAATGTCCCGGCACCAGACTAATTCCATAGCGTCGCACTTACTTTCAAAGTTCAAAGTATTAGTACCCGTCAGTGTTGCGTCTTGGTTGTAAATTAGTGCCGGTCTTGAATACCGGCTACTGGTTCCGTTATACGTGTAACAGTAGTTCATACGCAGTTTTAACGCTCCATTTCCCAGCCTCTTAATGCGTATTACATGGCCGTCGTCATATAATTGCATAATCGGTAGTACCAGTGTTAAATCACTGTCGTTAATGGCTATTACGTTATAATCATAGCGGGTTAGGTTCACTGTGCCGCTGCTGCTTATAACTGTGTTTTTTAGGGCAAAGCCACTTACCGCGCCGCCGTCTATCTGCAAAGCCCGGTTATCTCGTGAGCCACGCGCCGATACCAGTGCTGCGTAATTAACGCCTAAACCCCACTCGTCGGTATCGTCGTGGTTTTCAAATCTGGCTACTCCACGCGCTCCAGACGTTGCGGGCAAAATGTTTCCACCTATACCGGCAAACGCGCCCATACTGTCGTTTCTAAAGATAATATAGGCATCGTTTGTAAACGGGTCGTTTGTCAGTCCATTGCCGGATACCTTAAACCCTGCTATATTACCGCTTTGTACGGTTATGTTATTGAAAGTACCTGTTTTGCAAGTTACCGTACCGTCCTTTGCCTTAAATACCACATTGCCGCTGCTGTCTTTCATTTCTATAGCCTCCACGCCCAGATTTTCTACCAGAGCGTATGCGGCTAACAGTATCTTAGTCGCCACCAGCTGTATTTTATCGCCCAACTGCCAGTAACCATTATTCCGGTCGGTCGTGCTGCCGGGATAGTTGGACGCTGTTTTGGCGTGCGACTTTTTGCAGGTGTAGTAATTGTTGTTATACAGCACTACATCTATCCACTGCTCGCCAACCTTACCGGCTTGGAAAGTGTAGCCCACGGCGCAGTCACTCCACGCCTGCGGGCCTCGCAGTGTCGCGCCCTGCTCTCCTTTGTCGCCGGGGTCGCCTTTGCGGATAAACTTAACTACCTGTGTTCTGCTTACACCCATAGCCGTACTACTTTACGCTCGTAATGGTAACTGATACATCGCCGCCCGCCTGCTGGCAGTGGGCGCGTGTCACGGTCTGGCTGGCTTTCGGTGTGTCCCGGTCAGTGTTCAGATATACGCCGGCCGCATCTTTCAGCACGAAATAAAACTGCGTATCCAGTGCCTTAGTGGACGTTCCGCGCTTAACTACCACTGGCGTATAGGTCACTTGCCCGTTACCGCTGGTATCTTCCGTTATCGCCTCATCCTCCGGGCTGGGGTGTGGGTCTATGTCGTAAGGGTCGCTGGCATCCATCACACTTTGTATGTCCGTGCCTATTTCCGCACCGTCACGGTAGACGTGTACCCGATACTCGCCGTAGGTGTTAATGTCGCTGGCGTTCACGGTCAGCGTCTGCGCAGTCTTGCCGGTCAGCGTTTCCCAGCCGGTCGCGCCCATCTTCTCCCACACATACGTTAAGCCCTTGGATAGTGCGTTACCGCTCTGGTATGCCATAGCCTTTAATATGCAGCTTCCGCCCTTTTCCGTAATCACGAAATTTTTGCTGTCGCCTGCTGCGATAGTCACACGGTAGCTGCTTCCGGTAGCCTGCTGTATCGGGATAGTGTACGTGGCTTGTATCTGGTCGCTCTGCGTGCCGTAACTGATAGTGGCTACCATCTTGATAACAGCGGGTGCGTAGCCTGCCAGTGCGGCTATGTTTTTGAGGATTTGCAGACCGTAATATAACTGGTCGCCGCTCGGTGCTACCGTCTTGAAATACCCGGCAAACGTGCCGGTCGATACGCCGCCGCTAAATGAAATCTTTTGGTCGTTAAAATAGTATTCCATCGCGTCCGGGTCTGCCACGCCCTCTGCTACACGGCTGCTGGTGCAGACGAAATACAGTATAGGTTTCAACGTGGTAAAATCCGGATAAACTGCTGTGGCATCGTTTGGCGTTCCCTCGTACTCTTGGTACAAATCGCCGTTTGGCGACATAATCACAGCGGTATATGTACCCGCCTTGCTGATAAATTTAATCGTTCTGCTGGTGCTTGCTGTACTCATAGTTAAGCCTCCGTTTCTTCTTTAATGGTCGTTTCTTCCTTTCCCTCATCATCGCCGGTAACGGCTTCCGGCTGGTCGGTTTCTTCCGTTACTTCGGGTGCCGGGTCTGCCGTTTCGGTTTCCTCGGATGCTGTGGCCTGGCCATCGGTCGGGGTTGGTTCCGGGTCGGTCACTTCGCCCGGTTCCTCTGTTACGGGCTGGTTTTCATCCTGCCCATCTTCCGGGCTTTCCGGTTCTGGCTCTGGTTCGGGTGCCGGTTCTTCGCCTGCCTCCGTATCCGTACCAGCTTCCGGCACGTCCGTAGGCGTGTCGATATTGCCCGGCTGCTGTTCCGTGGCTTCCTCTACGACAAACCGGGGGTCGGTCGCTACCGGCAGTTTCCTAACTACCGTGCCGTCCTGTTCCTCTCTGGCTTCATGCGCTTGCAATGCCAGACCGCCTATTTGCTCCAAAATCTGCGGCAGTTCGGTTAGCCTGCCGAAAGCCAGCATATCAGCCTGCCAAAGCAGATAGTTACCGTCCGTAACCTTATTACGGTCATTCTCTAATTTAAGGTATTCCGCTACCTTTCCGTTTGCTTTAATGTATCTTGCCATATCGCCTATATTGGTTTTTAGTGAATAATCAAAATATCGCCGTCCGCATCGCAGAAAATCGCATCGTCCGTGCCATCTTCCCACGCTCCGGCATATCCTCTGTCTTTCACGTCCAGACCGATTACCCCTCCATAGTTGTCATCCATTTTGGCGGTAGGGATTATCGGGCTTTTGCCGTGCGCCACCAGTGAATAACTTAAACTGCCGCTGGCTTTGTTCGTGGCTATATACCACAGCGGTAACAGTTCCTTTTCCGCGTTCTCTATTTCCCCGTTAGTGGTGCGGATAATCGCCGTGGGTGCTATGTTCAGCAGACCCGCCGGAATGTTATACGGTACGCCTGTAAAATCAAACTCGTACTTAGGTATCCGGCGTATGAAACTGGCTATAGCCTGTGGGCTGGCATCGGTCAAAGCCACGCTGCCGGGGTTGCCGTCCGCGCTGTACTTCACCCGGCACCGCAGATACATTTCATCTCCCATCAGCCAGCGGTTAATAGTTACCGTGCCGTTACTGTTCACCGTAATATCGTAGTCCATTACAGCGTCACTTCCTGCGGTGCGCCACGTGCTGCCGTCCAGCACTTCCCACACCAGCGCATATTTACTGCTGTCGCACACCTTATCACCCAGCCATACCGTAGCCTTAACGGTCTGCGTCTGCGGGTCTGACAGAGGGTTAAATATCGTCTGGTCGGCTGCGTCCAGTTCTACCCGCACTTGGTCGGATGCACTGCCGCAGCTGATTAAATAACTGCCCTGTATAATCATCACCTGCCCGGTGCGGCTGTCTACATACTCGGCATAGAATACCAGCGTAATAGGTACTTTCGGCTCTGCGTTCCTCTTTACCTTGATACGCCCTGCGCTGCCGCCGCTGGTGGTTATCTCGTAGTTACTGTTTCCAGTTCCTATCAGCGTCTGCGTGCCGTTGATATTCTCGTACCAGCGTATGTTTGTCAGTGCGTGGTTAATGCGCCCTGCGCCTATCACTTCGTCTTTGTCTATCACGGATACGATAGGCTGGATTATTAGCGGTGTCAGCGTATAATCCGGCGTATATTCCTGCGTGTCGGTGCTGTAGTTCTGCTTATCTGGCACGCTGCCATCTACAGAAAATGATATTTGCAGCTGTAGCGGCTTCCAGTTAAAATCAAACCGTCTTGTTTTCATGCGCCACCCGGATTAAATCAGACCTAAAACAATGCCTACAGCGTCTGCCAGCAGGTCGCGTTTCTCAAACGTGCCTTTTTTCAGCCGCCTATCCCAAATAAATTCTTTGCCCAGACCGATAGCGGCGGTAATCAAAACCGCTGCCCACAGTGGCAAAAAGTTACCTAACAGCTGCATAATCACCATACAGCAGATAATATGCAGCAAACCGTCTACTCCGAAATAGTCTAAAATCTTTTTCATATCTAATACTCCTTTCTACTAATACTGGAAAACTGCGTTTGCGGTACCAGCTTCGTTACCCATTCCGTCCCGCAGCGTCACCGTGGCTATGAATTTCAGCACCTTTGGCACATATCCGTTAAAGTCGCAATCCTCTACCGTTAGGTCTATGGACTTGCCAGCCCCGGCGTGCTTCAATGCCCACGCATTATCGGATGCTACACGCTCCACGCCGTTAGCATCTTCGCTGTAGCGCGTCCACTGTACATCAGCATCCAGAATGTCTGCCGTTATATCCATGTTGTACAGCCGGGCTATTATGGTCAGCGTCAGATTAAATTTGTCCGGGTCAAACAGATAGTCGGTTTCGGCAAAATCTACGGTAAAATCCGGGTTTCCCTCCACCATCGCCCAGTCGGTATTATTCCACGCCGGGGCTGTGGTCGTGCCGGTTTTGGCGCAGCGGTATTTACACCCGTTATACCACACGTCCGAAATCTCGTACCTGCCTGTGTTCGGGTTCAACGCCTCACAGTAGTAATCGCCTGTGGCACTCCACGGGCCACGGTCTACTATCTCGCTAACCGGCTTGCCTTGATAGTCTATGCGGATTATGTCCTGTACGACTATGCCACGCGCATACAGATAGTCTTGCCCCTCTGCTATCGGCAAATCCAGTTCGCGCAGAAACTCCGGCAGTTCGCCAAAGGTCGCCCCATAGTTGGTGCGGTCTATTATCGGTTTCGTTACCCCGGTCAGCCGGACTATCCGCCCCTCGGTGCTGGATAGGTAGATACAGCTTTGCCGCTTGGTATCGGTCTGGTTTCCCCATCGGGCTATCTTCATCATTTCGCACGGTGGGTAATTGGTTCCGGCTGGCACTTCGTCACCCGGATACAGCGTTACTTCGATATAGTTGTTAGCGGTGTTCACGCTGTTTACACGCATCCAGCTGGTGTAATATACGCCGCTTCCAGTAGCCAGCGTGTTAATGATACCTTTCAGCACGTTGTTAGGATACTGGGCTGTAAAATAGCCCTCCCACTTGCTTTTAAGACGCAGACCATAGCAGTTATCGCCCAAATCGTCCACGCTCTCTATGGTGTCCGCCTCCGTTAATAACTGGTCGCCCTCTATGGCAGATAGGCGGTTTATTATTAACTCCATGCACTCAAAGTAGCTGCGTACACGGACGCTTTCAAATTCAGCGTTTCCCAGCTGGTCTATCCCTGCACCTTTCCCGGCATACAGTGACTGCACAAACTCGCCAAATTGCGCCCCGGACTTGAATATGGAAAGCCCTAACACAGTCAGCATCTTTTCAAAAGTTAGATTACCTTTGGCGACATCATCCACCAGACGGGACAAAAACTGCTCCCGTATCGGGCTATCTTCGCTTAGGTCTTTGGCGACATCAGCGTACCCGGCTTTTACCTTTTCGGTTACTTGCTCGGTTGTGGTTTCTCCGGTTTCTGTATCTTCCTTTTCCCGTATCTGGGTCAGATACATATAGCCCTGCCGGTCTGTGGAAATCTCGTTAAGTGCCGATAAATTACCGTGGGTATGTCCGTCACCCGTTACTGTGCTGCCACCGCCACCGGCTCCGCTCATCACTACGGTAGTAGTTCCACCGCCTATACCTTGCTCCCGCAGACGCTCACTGCGTGGCCTCGGTGTCCGAAGTGTTATTTTTGCAGTATATTGTTTATCCATATCGGTATTACTTTACTTCTTCTATACTTTCGTACTCATCGGGTCTAAACTCGCAGTATTCCGCATCCGTGCAGTCCGCTATAATATCCTGTTCCTCACTCATCAGCATAAACCGTTTATCGCCTTGGTTCTGCTCGGTGTAGTAATGCAGTCCGTCATCTATCACAGCCTCGCCGGATAGCGTTGTTTTTCTGTCGGCATACTGGCTGTAGATAGTGCCTATCAGCAGTTTTTCCGGGTGGTCTGTCACGCCTGCGCGGGTCAGTTCCTGTAGCTGTTCGCCTGTCTTGGTTCTGTGGTAACAGCCTTTGGCAGTAGGGCAAACGGATACAGCAGTACCGCATATAGTATCTATATCTATTTCTTCTTTTGCCGATTTATTGATATATCCGCTGTACTCTACATCTTCCAGCTCTGCCGCATCAAATATCAGATTATTATTTACCACATCTACTACCGGGGCTTTATATAGGCACCAGCGCAGCATATTGTATATACCGCTTTTATCCCACTGGCTTTCCGCGCTGCCAAATCCGCAGTTATCTACTCTCTGCCCATAGTCGTAGCCTAATATACCCTCCTGTATTTGTATCTCCAGATACCCGGCTACTGGCGGATACGGCATATATTCGCCATCATCCATTTTCTTGAAACTGTCGTATATCTCCAGCCCCATACGTCCGCCGCGCCCATCGGGTCTACCTATGCAGTGCCGGTTTCCTTGCCAGCCTCTAATCCCGGCATCCTCTCCGAAGTTATCGGGGTTATAGTATTCCAGCCAGCAATCGCCGCCGGGGTCTGCCCCGGATACCCATTTGCCCTTACTGTAGCCTAAATGCCCTTTAGTCGCTCCAGCTGCGGTTTCCCGGTTACTATAATGGTATAGGGCTTTTCCGTCTTTGTCATACAGCGTAATTTTTGCAGGAATGAATACAAAGCCGCTGCGGGTCTTAACCACATTATCGTTACCCTCATCGTTACCGCTCGTGCTGCCAGATAACGGATTATATCTCGCATCTATCAGCACTTCTTCCATTACTCGCACTTTGTATTTTTTCATGCTTTCGGCATCCAGTTTGGGCAAAAATACGCGGTTCGTAGTCAGTATTTCGGAATTGCCGGAAAGTCCGGCACGCGGTATCCTGCTATGTACTTTCCATTTGGGCCATCCGGTACTTATGCCACCGTGTCCGCCTGTACGGAAAGCATACGCCACGCCTGTACATTCAGTAGCACCACCAGTAATAGGCAGTATATGAAAGTACCGGCACCATGTCCCCTTACTCTTTAGTCCGCTTCCGTGGTTGTTTATGAAAATAGTAAAGTCGATTAGATTGTAATCCCAGTTACTGCCCTGCCTGTGTTCTTCGCTGTAGTCCGGATAATAACTGTAGTATTCCCCCCATTCGTCATAATCAACCGTAGGCGCATCGCTCGTTAAATTCGTATGCTCTATGTCATATTTACCGCCGTACTCCATTTCATCGCTTAACAGTTCGGCACTGCTGTACGGACTGAAAGATACTATAACATTGTTCGCCACCTTATCCGTCCCCATCGTCTGACTGTCGCCGTCCCATTGGATAGCCTTTGGCGTTCCTTTGGTGTACAGCCCGTTTAGGTCATACAGATAGATAGTGCCAGCCCTTTGCACTATTCGGACTGCCAGCGGCTGTAAAATGCCCTCCAGCACCTCATACAGCGTAGATGCTTCGCCGTCCTCATCTACAAAGTTTTCAGACCTAACCGATATGCCGCCGCCTGTAATGCTGGCACCATCGGTAAATGTCGTAGTTATGTAGTCTGTGTTAAGTCCGCTATACAGAATAACAGCACGCTGCAAAGCATAAGTAATAATATCCCGTATCGTCTGGATACCGGATAAATCGTACTTGATACGGTCTAAAATACCGAAGTCGCTAAACGTCAGACTGACTTCATAACCGTTAGCCATTTCGTAGGGTTCTTCGTAAAATTCCGGGTCTAACGCGCCGCTCCAGTACAGTTTATTGTTTTTGTAGACATCCATACGGATACGCCCTACTTCGATAGTGTATAAATCTTCGTATGTCCTATCACCGGGGCTTATTATCTTTAGTGTAGCGTTGCTGCCTAATATCACTGTTTCTTTATCCTCGCGCTGCCACTCGATAACCAGCGGTGCATCCGCCGGAAACTCCAAAGCCCCTACAGAAGCAAACGCCGTGTCCGCTTCCTGCATAATATCCACCCGCCACACAGTCCCGGCACGGCTCACAAATTCGCCTGTATATCGTAGATACTTCATATTAACTGCGTTTTGTTATATTGTTTTCTTTGTTTAATATCCCTACCAGTGTGCGCCCCTTAATCTCAAACTCCACTTTGCCAAAATCCATACTTGCAGGCTGTGCCAGCATACCACGCAATTTATCCAGCGGTGCGATAACTTCCGGGTTTCCTTTCGCGCCTGCGTACTCGCCAACCATCGCCAAAGTAGGGCCGGACGCTATACCGCCCTCTGCCAGCATCGGAATACCTGCGGCGGCTGTAGCTGCCAGCATCGCCGTAACAAATCCCATCGCAATACCAAAACCGGCAAACGGTATGTAGGCGTGCGCCGCCATATACTCGGATGCTGCTAACTCTTTCCAGCTCGCAGCCTCCAGTTTGTTTGCCGTTATAATGGCTGCTGAGGCTGCGGCGTTTGTCGCTGCGGTCGTAGCTCGTACCGTTGCCTCCGTTGTTTCTGCGGTCGCCTCCACACCCTTAGTAGCGGCGTGCGCTGCACTGGCTCCGGTCAGCAGCTGGATAATACCTACTACGGTCTGTATCCCGGTGTACAGCCCTATAAATCCGTCAATGATACCAGTAACTACCTGCCATGCGTTGCCGTTGCCCTGTAGTGCGCTGGTTATCCCCTCTATGCTGCTGCCTATATTCTTGATACCGCCCCAGCCCTGCTGCAAAGCCTTTCCGGTACTCATAGAAACTTTTTCTGTTTCTACTCCAGCCTCTCTAATCGCATCGGCTTTGTCTTTCCATGCCGCTATCTGCTGGTTAATCAGCGCGGCTTCTTCGATAGTGGCAGTCTGTAGCTGGTCGTTAAGTATCTCGATATTATCGCTTATCTCCTTTAGGTTGCTCGCATCCTCTTTCCACAGCGGCGTATTATCCACGGCTGCGCCTGCGTTCCGTATGGCATCGGCTTTGGCGTTCCATGCCGCTATCTGCTGGTTAATCGCTGCCGCTTCTTCGGCTGTAGCGTCTTGCAGTTTCTCGTTAAGGATTTGGATATTATCGTTAATTTCACGCAGTGTATCCGCATCCTCTTTCCACAGCGGCGTATTATCGTCCGCAGCTTTGCCAGCGTTCCGTATGGCATCGGCTTTCTGTTCCCATAACTCTATCTGCTGGTTAATCAGTACCGCTTCCTCGGCAGATGCTGTTTGCAGTTTCTCGTTAAGGATTTGGACGTTATCGGAAATCGCTTTTAAGTTACTCGCATCTTCCGTCCACTTCGGTTTAGCGGTTCCGGTTACTTTCCCGGCTCCGGCAGTAGGGGTGTAGGTGTAATCTGAGGCGTTGGGCTTATCCATATCCAGCGTGGGTGTCGGTGTCTTTGGCTTGGATACCTCTACCGCTACCTCCACTTTCTGTTTGCCCAGCCCCAGAATGTTTTTAAGCCATTCCCATGCCTCCTTACACTTTTCTACCAGCCACTCGAAAGCCTTTGCCAAACCATTCATTATAGCGTTTGCCAGCGGTTTAATGGCTTCCCAAACCTTATCTACAATCTTCCGGAAGCCCTCGCAGTTTTTATAGGCTGCTATCAAAGCCGCCACCAGTGCGCCGATAGCGGTAATGATTAAGCCTATCGGGTTAGCGGTCAGCACCAGATTAAGCACCTTTTGTATGGCAGTCCACGCAGTAGTAGCGATAGTAACCATTTTCTGCGCAGCAGCTACAGCCACTATGCGGGTCTTTAATATCGCCTGCTGGATATTCATAGCCTTTACCGTCTTAATCAGTCCGCCGATACCCATAGCCGCCATACCGATTTGTGCGGTCAAATCCACATAGGGTTTGACATCGGTATAGATAGCGGACAAATCAATTAAGCCGGATAATCCGTTTTTCAAATTCTCCTGCATCTGTATTTGCCGCTCCTGCTGTTCCGCAGTTCCCTGCGTTGCCGCCTTAACTGCGTCCATATTCAGCTGTATGTTTGCCAGCGTCTTTATGTACTCCAGCCCGGCATCCTCTCCGGGGCCTCCGAAAATATCCGCTATGGCTGTACCCACGGCTGCGCTGCTGGCGGGTAATTCGTTCAGCTTTGCCGCCACCATCTGCATAACGTCAAACGTGGTTATGCTGCCAGCCTGTAAATCCGCCTGTACCTTTTCAGCGGATATGCCGATACCGTTAAGTGCGTCTGCCGTGGCAGTGGTCATTTCGCGAATACGCAAATTACCCTCCTTGATAACGTCCACGCCCTTATCGGAAAATACGCCCTGCTGTGCGGCGTTGGTGGTTATTGCTATAAAATCCTCTGCCGATAGTCCGGCCTCCTTGAAATAGCGCGGATACTCCCGCACAGTGTCGATAAAGTCACCGCCTGCGTTTGCCCCGCTAACTAAACCGTCCTGCACCAGCTTCATAGCATCCTCCATGCTGATACCAAAGCCTTTGGATAGCGCATTTGCAGCCCGCAGCGTTTCGTTAAAGTCCGTGCCGAAGTGTTCCGATACCGCCTGTACCTTACTGCGCAGTTTCAGCATCTCATCGCCGGTTTTCCCGGTCAGCTGCGTTATCGCTATGTTTGCGGACTGCAAACCTTTCATGCGGTCGGAAAACTGCGACAAAGCAGACGAAACGGTACTAACCGTGTTCGTTATGGCATCTATCGCCTGTACGCCTTGGCTCCAGTTTATCAGCGACTTTTTAAGGTTTTCCGCTGGTGCGATAGCGGACTGTAGGACTTTTTTAAGCCCCGCCGCATCGGTGGTCAGTTCCTTAAACTCTTTACTGTCGCCATCCAGTCTGAATGTTATACTAATAGTGCTCTTGCCCGCCATAGTATCTTTATATTAGTTCGTCACCTAATTTTCTAACCAAATTCTCCATACGCCTGCGCTGCTGCTCCGGCGTTATCTCTTTCCGTTTCTTCTTCGCCTCCACTTTCGCCCTGTCCCACGGAAACGGTAGTAACTTTTCCGGCGTTACCTTATGCCGTTTATCCAAATGCGGCTGTATAACTATCGTGGCTAATAGCCGCATCCTTTGCCAGTTGTCCTTAAAATCAGTATCGCGCTGTTCTGCATAGGCTTTGTAGACCGCTGCAAATTCTTCAAAATCCAGTTTGCAGAAATCATCATAACTTAGCCGTATGCAGCCCAGCGCGATACCCAGTAACTCTAATATGCCGTAGGGCTTTAGCTTTTTTTTTCTACATCCCCGGCATCTTCCACAGTGTTTTGCTGCATCTGCGCAGCCCATGCGGTCATTTCCTCCGGGTTAAGCGCATCGGCAAAATCCATCAGCGACATTTTGAAATCCACACCATCAGCTGCGGACGCAGAAGCCACGCAGCAGTACAGATATGTACACAAATCGGTTAGGCTGTTACTGGTAATCTCCGTTACCTCCTTGCCTGTTTCTTTCTTAAAGCGCAGCATAGCCCCCATCGTAGGACGGCACGGATATGCCACGCCATTAATCGTTACTTCTATCTTTGCCATATCCTATTAGTTTACTCTCCCGGTGTGTTTTCAGTAATTGCGCTTTCGTCCAGTGTGGTAGGCTCGCCGTCATTTTCCAGCGAAATGCTATATGTACTGTCATCCTGCGCAGGGTCTGTGCGCTCCAGCGACGCGATAATGCATTTACCTACCAAATAGGGGGTTTCGCTTTCGCGCTCCATACATTTTACCGATACCGGCTTTCCTGCTTTCCACATCGCAAACAATTCCTTAAAACCGCACTCGGTTTCGTCATAGAATACCAGACCCTCGGCACTGATAGAATACGACAAACCTACTACGCCTTTTTGTTTCCACAGTCCGCTACTGATAGCCTTACTGGCTACCGGCTTAACGGCACGCTCTTTCGTTTCACTGTTAAAAGTGGTCGTGTGTGTAGTGCAGCTGCCTACAGCCTTTTCACCCACATACAGTAGCATATCGCTACCATTGCAATATCCGCTTTTAGTTGTTCCGGGCATAATCTCTATATTTTAACATTAAACATAAGTTGCTGTACATAGGCATCATCCTGCCATGCTTCCTCGCTGTCTGACAAATAGCAGCTGCGCATAACCAGCCCGTTTACCTCGCCCTGCTTCCCGTCCAGTGCGCCGCGCACGGCTTCTGCCAGTTCTACGCCCTCCGTATAGTGTTCCGTATAACAAAGTATTTCTATCCCTACCGTGTCAGCACCCCGCCCGGACTTAACCGGCGTTTGTTCCAGCTGCGCACGCCTGTACACGATATACGGCAGTTCCGCGCTGTCCTCAACCACCGGGAAAATCTTTTTTACCCGTGCGGATACCTCACTGTCCGACATAAGGATAGACCGGATTATTTCACCGGCACTTAAACTTGTTTTACCTACAGCCATACTTTTTTGCTACTCTAAAGACATTATCAGTTACCATGTTATGAATATCGGCAGTAACGGTATCCCGTACTCCGTTCAGCGTCTGGGACATGAAGCCGTAACGCCTCATCCGTCCTGTACTGTGCGCAGACCTGCGCCGTGCGGCTCTTCTGCCACCGTTGCTTTTCGTCTTTCGCTCCTTAGTACCTTCTTCCACCCAAATTAACACGGGCTTTTTAAGCCCCTGCCGGTTGGTGTGGTATCCCGCTTCGCCTTTGCCATTCTTGCCCGCCCGCTTAGTTCCGACTGTCACCCGAAAACCGGCTTTACGCTTGAATACGATAGACCGCACGCCCTTTTCCAAATCCTTGTTAGAATGGACGCTGTTACGCAGATTGTTTACTGCCACCTTGCGTACCTTGTTGGCTTCCTTGCGAAAACCGCCTTTTATCGCCTGTAGTCTGCGCTTCGGTTCCAGTTCAGCAAATAACTGCTGCAAATTCTTATCGTCGTAGTCTATGCTTTGGGCCATAATGGTAAACTATTCATTAACTCTTTCACACAGCAGGGTTTTATACCCCTTATCCAGATTAGGTACGATATTCGTTACGGTATAAAGATAGCCGCCCAGCTGCTGCACCCTCCAGTTTTCCTGCACCGGGTGCGCATCCCGTATGTTAAACTCTACTGTGTAGTCCGGGAAATGTTCGCCTACTTCCTCGCTCCGGCTCCCGGTAGCCCTTACACGTTCAGCCCATACAGTGCGCGTCTTGGTGTATGTCACCGTTTCCGCGCCCATGCGGTCTGTCACCCGTTTAGGCTCCAGCAGATTTAACCTGTATTTCAGTGCGCCCGCTCTCATTCCGTAACGTCATCTACCAGTTTGCGATACGGTTTGATTAAGGCTTGCAGTGTATATGGCACTTCCGCCATCTGCACGCCGCTAACGGCTTCGCGCTGGTTGTACCAGTGTCCGGCTATCAGCAAAACCGCCTGCTGTAGCGTGGCTGGCAGATGCTCTCCGCCGCCCATAGCCAGCAGTTCATCGCTGCTGCGGTTGGTCGCCTCAGTTACATACTGCTCCGCTGCTTCCAGCAAGTGCGCCAAATACTGGTCATCATCGCTAAAATCGTCAGCCCTAACGTGCTGCTTTAGTAGTGCTATATCCACTGTAGCCATAATCAAACTATGTTATCCTGTTACAATCCTTACCCCGTTTACGCGCCTGCTGCCTTGCACTTTGCCAGCGCAAAAGCCTCTGTGCGCAGCGTGGTAGTGCCGTAGTTCACATTCAGCACGAAATCCACAGCGTCTTTGCGTGCTTGGCTGTACGGGTCAATGATAAACGAAATGTCGCCAAACAGTCCCATAGGCTGGTATCTCCAGTCGCCCAGACCTATAAAGCCCTCGCCGATATAGTTAGTAGTGAATACCGGCAGACCTGCGATATGGTCATTTTCGCAAACCATAATGCCGCTGCCTGCGTCTTTCGGTGTCGCTTCGGCGATAGCTTTCTGGGCTTTAGTCATCACCCAGCAAAGATGCTCACCATCCACACCGGTAGCCAGCACTTTTGCTTTGAGGCTGTTAAGCTCCTTAAATGTAGGTTCTGCGCTCACCTGTACGGGGCTGCTTGCCAGTGCCACAAACGGGCCTACCAGTGTCGTAGCACTCGTAACCTTTGTAGTGCTAAACATGATTTTGTTAAGCAGCATAGTAACCGAAAGCGGCATCAGCTTTTTAACAATCATTTCTACCACTCCCTCAGTCTGGTTAATCGCCTGCCGTGTAACCGGGATAGCGATACCGATACGCTGCGGCGAAGCGGTCAGTTTAGACATCGAAATTTCGGTGTCAGTCAGTGCCACGCCCTCACCCTGTATCGTTGCCTCCACAGTTTCGTAGGTTGGCCAAATGTAGTCACCGGCCAGACCGGTAGGCATAGGCAGACCGACTTTATCCAAAATCAGCCCCTCTACCAGCGGGTCTAAAATGTCCTGCATCTTCACCGGCACGATACCGCCTGTGGTCACGTCCGCCACCATCACCAAATCACGCATCAGCATAATTTGTGTCTGTCGGCCTGCGGCTACGTTCTCGCGGATAATGCGGTTAGCATCTTCCACCGTAGTAGCGTTTTCGCGCAGATGCTCTACTGCCAGTGCCTGCATCTTCATTTGCAGCAGCTGGTTTTCCCTTACCAGCGCGTTATACTCTGCGGTTTCCGCTTCTGTACGCTCGCGCTGCTCTTTTTCGCACAAATCCGCAATCTCGTTAATGCGGTCGCAGTTAGACTGGTATTTGTCTACTAACTGTCGTGCGTTTACTGTTTTCTTCGTTGCTGTTGTCTTTGGCATACTCTAAAAAACTTTTATGGTTAAACTTATGTTATAATAATTGCGCAGCAGCGCGGCGCATTTCGCGCACTTGCTCGCGCAGCTTATCTTCGTTCTTCGGTTGCTCTGGCTCCGGCTCCGGGGTGCGCAGTTCCTTAAACAGTTCCCGCGCTTCCGCTTCGCAGTTAGTATCGGGATATGCCGGGTCAGCTGCCAGCGTAAAATCGTATATCCCGGTAATCACATTAACCGTGTAGGTTATCACCGTCTTTCCGTCCACCCTCTGCACGTCACGGGATACATACGCGCTGTCGTAGTAGTGCGTGCTAAACATGAAGCTACAGCCAGATATGTCGCCGCGCCTAACCAGTTCCAGTGCTTTGTCACCGTCCACCGTCTTAGGTGCTTCAAACTCGAAATATACGCCTTTGTCATCCACGCCGTAGGTCAGTGTACCGGCTCCGTTCTTGCTCCGTGCCAAAATCAGCTGCCTATCGTGAAACATGGTCATCTTTATATCGCAGCCGTCCAGCAGTTCTTTAGTCACTGCGCCCGGTGCGATAACTTCCCGTGCTTCCTCATCGTCATAGTCGTACAGCGGTGCGGACGGCACGCCAAACAGTATAGCGTAGCCGGTAATCGTTCTGCTGGCTGCTTCGCCCTCCTGCGCCTCCCTTACCCGCAAATCGGTAACGGTGTGCAGTATTCGGTTTACTACCGTGTTCTTATTCTTCGCCATTGTTGTTATCTCCGTTTTCGTCCGGTTCCTCAGTGGTGCCGGACTGGTTAGTATCTGGTTCATCCGTTGCCGGGGCTGGTTCTGTCGGTGCTGGCTCCGGTTCCGGCTGCTTGGTGTGTTCCTCTATGCTCTTTAGGTTGGCGGATACCAGCACAGTATCGCCGCCCTCTACGGCTGGCTTGTTTTCTTCCTGCCGCCATTCGTTCACCGTGTACAGCCCGGCGGCTATCGTCTGGGCTTGGTACTTAATCCGGCTATCCAAATCGCACGCATACAGCCCGCGCCGGTCAAACTGGAATTTACGTTTGCAGCACAGATTAGGCGGTACTAACTTCCGGTGCAGTTCCACTTCGATTTTGCGCAGCACCGGATTAAGCGTGTTAGTGAGGAAAGCCACGTTAGCCATTTCCGCAGACTTGTAGTTATTGCTGGTGTCATCAAACACAAAGGACGGATGCACACCGAAAAAACGGCATATCTCGCGCACGTTAAATTTGCGTGTTTCCAAAAACTGCATATCCGTACTGCTTAACGAAATCGGGCTAAACTGCACCTGCCCCGGTAATGATACTATGCGCTCACCGCCTCTAAATCGGCTATCCAAATCGGTAGCCGTCTTTTCCAGTTCCTTGTCTTGGTACTCACCAAAGCCACGCACGCCGCTATCGTTGCTGACAATTCCACGGACATTACCGCCGTTGGCAAACCGGTTTAGCGTTTCTTGGTCGCCTGTGCTGGTTATATCCAGTGCTATGCGTGCGTAGGCTATGGTAGATAGCCCGGTTTTTCCGTCTATACTGTAGTTCTTTATGTGCAGTATCTCGCTTTCGTCATACACGCCGCTAATGCCTGCGTAGACATCGTTAATCGTGTAGGTGTCATTAACCGTATCATGCGCCACGGTCGTAGGGTCTACCAGTGCCAGACGTGCCACGGACATAGTGATTAGGTCATAGACCGGCACTATGTAGGCGTTTCCCCTCAGCAGCAGATAGCGTACCACCTGCTGCCAGAAGTCCACAGCTGAAAGCCATTCGCACGGCTGCACATTCAGCAGATAGTGCATACGGTCGCTGCGGTCTTCCACGAAAATATCACCCTTTTTGCGCATATACTGGACTGGTAGCATCGCCACACTGTCTGCCAAAAGATTAACACAGCGGTAAACGGTCGCTATGTTCAGCGCATTAGCAGATGCAAGCATAGGAAATCCGCCGCCGGTTCGGGGTGTCCGTGCCGGTTCCTGCTTCGCCTGTGCAGGCTCGCTGCGCCTAAACAAATTCCGTATGTTAATCAAAATACCCATCGCAAAATATAATGTTCTTCTACCTTACCCGGAAAACGCCGTATCTGGTACCAGCCTTTGGAAAAATAAATGTTAAAAATCACCGTTCATAGTCGATAAATAGCCGTAGGCACATCAGTTTCGTAATCACGCCGTCTATCTTCTGGCTCGCTTTCCGCTTGATAGGCTTGCAGTTCTCCAGCCTGTCACTATCCAGCACAGCGTTACCAAAGCAGTAGGCGTTAATCGGGTTGTCGTTAATGAATATATGCCCGGTCTTTGCCCCATGCTCGAAACTTTCCACCGGTGCGGTAAACACTCCGTAGGTCTGCCGCACGCCTTTTATCACGTTCCCGGCACCGGACGCAGCCAGCATATTAATAACTTCCTGCGACTTCCACGGGTCATAGCCGATACCCAATACCCTAACGTGCTGGTTAAGGTACAGCACGTAATCCACTATGCGCCGGTAGTCTATCACATCGCCATCAGTCAGCACCAAAAATCCTTTTTCCGCCCATGTCCTGTACAGCTTTTCGTTTGGGTGTCCCGGCAGTGCGCCGGACGGGAAAAAATAGGCGGTATGGAAATAGAAGTTTTTTTGCCTGCTGTCGTACATTCCCATAGTCACTGCGCTAAAGTCATCGCTTTCGCTTAGGTCTATGGCTACCATCGCATCCGGCCTGCCCTTGATACCGTCTATGCTTATCGGTCTGCTTATATGCCGTGCCAGCGTGCTACTAATCCAGCTGCGTTGCTCATTCTCCGCATAGGTGTTTAACAGCTTAGTACGGAAAGCTAACATAGCCTCACTGCCGTTACGCAGTGCGTTTGTGTATTCGTGCCTGTAGAAGTCCAGACTAACCGTTACGCCCAAATGCGGGTGTACCTTGCGCCACGTGCTTTCCTCATCTTCCGGGTCGTCTAAATCCGGCTCGAATATGTGAGCAAACAAACTGTCATCCTCATACTCTCCCAGAAGCACGGATTTGTAGCCCTGTAGCATTTCGTAAAACGGGCCATCGAATACATCAGACGCAGTGGTTATTATCACGGTCAGCGGATTTTCCCGCACACCCATAGACGTAGTTAGCACGGTCAGCAGTTCACTGTCCCGCGCTTGGCTAAACTCATCCATGATAACCGTACTGGCGTTCAGTCCGTCTTTCGTCCGTGCGTTAGCGGTCAGACATTGGGCAAAGGCCGTGCGGTCTTTCCGCCTGCTCTTTACCGTCTGCTCATTGATAACGTACCGGCGTTCTTTTGGGTCTAACTTCCGCATACAGCCACGTATCACGTCAAAGCATTTTTTCGCTTGGTCGTTGCTGTTAGCGGCGGTGTAACTTTCCGCGTTGTTGTCGCCGTACAGCAAATCGTATATGGCCAGGGATGCTGTACTGGTCGTTTTGCTGAATTTGCGCGGCACATACAGCACCACTTCCCGGACTACCCGCCTGCCGTCCTGCCAAAAAGCAAAGATGCTGGCAAACTGGAAATACTGTACCGGGGTCAGCCTGTACCGTTGCTGCCCGGTCTTGCCGGGAAAATACAGACTTTCGTAGAAGTCGCAAAACTGCCACACCTCCGTAACATTGATACCGTACTTATCGCATAAGTGGAAAAACCGGGCTACTGCCAGCTGCTCGTATAGGTTGTGCGCCTCCGGGTCGCCCGCCACCTCACGCACATAGTCATCTAACCGGCTATCCACTTCGGTTAGTCGGTAGCGGTCTATGTCGGTGCCAGCCAGCAGCCCTGTTACATCCTCTTTGGCTTGCCTCAGCCTGTCTTTTTCTTCCTCTGTCATTCAGTCTTACCGGGTTTGATTATCTTTGGCTGCTTGCGCTTCTTCGTCAGTTTCTTTGTAAGCTCTGCCAGCGGGTCATCCTCAACCTCCCCGGCCAAATCTTCGGCGGTCAGTCCTAAAGACTTCATCTGCCGGGTTATCAGTTCCTGCGCCTCCTTTGCGATTTTGAAAACCGGGTGCGGTGCCAGCTTTTCGCCGTAGCGGGTTTTTTCCCAAACTGTCGTTTCGGTCAGCCCGTCTATCTGCTCGTTAGCCATTTCCAGATTACGCATCGCACTGGCTAATGATAAAACCTGCATATCCAGACCTTTGCTATACAGCCGGTGCGCTTTTAGCACCTTGATTATCTCCGTCTTATACTCGTTTACAGTTTTCGCCATTTTTCCTGTATATTTATTCGTTTTTTGTTTGATTTAGTCCAAAGTACCGCATTTCCAAAATTTTACATACGAAAAAACAAGACTGGGGGCGAGGTTTAACGGGGTACACCCCCGGTTAAAAAACTACCCCCGGTCCGACATCAGCCATCGCCAAAAAATTTATTTATCACCTGCCGCACCTGCTTTGCGTTGCGTTTGCGTGTCGCCTCCCTGCCGCATCTGCCTAACTCCGTATGTGTCTTAACGTGGCAGTCGTGGCATAGTGCCTGTAGATTGTGTACATCATACATACGCTGCATCTTGTCCGCCATAGTAATAGCTTCCTCCACCGGGCGTATGTGGTGTACTTCCGTAGCCGGTGTTATTCTTCCCTCAGCTTCGCACCTTTGGCAAAGCGGGTGTGCTGTCAGTGTATCACGCCGAAGCCGCAGCCACTTAACCGTGTGTATCAACTTATTATAATCCTTATCCTTTGCCATAGCCATATATGTTATCTAAGTTTCCTACTATTATGCCTAACTGGTACCGTTCCGTCCGGTACTCTCTGTGTGTTGCTCAGGTCATCAAACATACTGTCGATATACTGCCCATCATCTTCCGGTAGGTCGTATTTCCTGTTTGCGGCCACTTCCATACGGTCTATTAGGATATGCGCTAATGCGGTCAGCATTTCGCATAGGTTCTTAAACCGGTGTTCCCTCTGTACCTGCTGTAGTTTCTCGTAGGTGTCCGGGTCTAATGATATGTTCACGCGCTTTCTATTGCTCACTGTGTTTACGGATTAAGTAGTTAAGGCTATCTAATAAACTTTGCTGTACTCCTTTCTTCCCCTCCAAAGCCGCGCTGGCTCTCTCATCCACAGTACCCGCACAGATAAGGCGGTACACCGTAACCGGGTACTGCTGCCCCTGCCTGTGCAATCTGGCGTTTGCCTGCTGGTATAGTTCCAAATTCCACCCGGTGCCAAACCATACGATATAGTGGCCTCCCTGCTGCATATTCAGCCCATACGCCGTACTTGCTGGGTGTGCCAGAAGCACGTCCACTTTTCCGGCGTTCCAGTCTTTCAAGTCCTTTTCGCCTTGATATACCCGCACTTCATAACCTTTCAGCCGGGACGTTATGCGCGGTATATCGTGCTTATACTGGTAAAACACTAATACGCTGCTGCCGTTGGCGGCTTCCACTATTTCTGCCAGACGGTCTAATTTCTCGTTATGGATGCTGTGTACCTGCATATCCTCATCGTAGATAGCACCGTTAGCGTACTGGCTTAACTTGTTCATCAGCCCGGCGGCGGAATTTGCCAGAATGTTTGCAGGCTCGTTTCCGTGTTCCTCTTGAAACTCCAAAACCTTTTCCTTTTCAAACTTCGTGTACGCCGCCATCGTCTTGTCGCTCAAATAGACCTTAACCGTATCGGTAATCATTTCCGGCAGTTGCAAATAGTCCTTTGCCTGCATGGATAGACATATATCGGCTATCTTGTTCCGTATAATATCCTCACAGCCTTTTTTCACATCGCACCGGACTATTATGTTATTCCACTTGTGCGTTTCAAAGTAGGTTTCCCGGTATTTGGTAATGGATTTGCCCAGCCGTTCGCCTTGGTCTATACAGTACATCTGCGCCCATAGGTCTATCAGCCCGTTTGGTGCGGGCGTTCCGGTCAGACCGATAACGCGCTTAACGCTCGGTAGGGCTATGCGCATCGCCTTAAACCTTTCGCTCTTGGCACTCTTGAAACTGGTCAGTTCATCAATAACCAGTACATCAAATGGCAGCTTACCACCATATTTGCCAACCAACCAAACAAAGTTATCGCGCCCTGTCACATACACATCGGCTTTTTGCGCCAAAGCCATGCACCGCTGTTTCTCCGTGCCGATAACCTTAACCACCCGCAGGTCGTGCAGATGCTCCCACTTTTCAGCCTCCGTACTCCATGTGGTTTCGGCTACCTTTTTCGGGGCCACTACCAAAGTCCGGCTAATTTCGCAGTCGTCTATCAGCCACTGTAAAGCTGTCAGCGTAGATACCGTTTTGCCCAGACCCATGTCCAGAAACAGACCGCATCGGGGTTTGTCGATAATCCACTGCATCGCTGTGCGCTGATATTCGTATGGTCTAAAAATCATGGTCTGCTGTTTTATAGGGTTCTAACATTCGGTCTATATCCTCTTTGCTCTTACACACGCTAACTGTATGTCCTAATCTCAGCATCTGCGTTATACGTATGCGCTGCATAGTCCGTAGCTGCTGCCCCTTGCTTTTCAATTCCACCCATAGGGTAACGCCTTTTGGCAGCAGGCAAACGCGGTCTGGAAAACCTACCATGCCGGGGTTACTGTACTTTAGGCAGATACCACCCAATTTTTTCACGCTTTCGGTCAAATACTGCTCTATCGCTTTCTCCGATACTTCGGCGTGCTTTACTATCTTTTCTATGCTCCGTTTCATTGTCTACAAAATTTTTGGTTTTTCTATAAATACCCCTTACGCGTGTGCAGATATGCGTTTTTATGCGTAAAAGTGGGGTTATATCTCTTTATTACATTACTTATCTACTTTCTATATATTTATCGTTTACTTTGTTGACGTATAATATAAAGTATTGATTTATAGTTGTTTTCTTGTCAACAAAGTATGTCAACAAAGTATGTCAACAAAGTATGTCAACAAAAAATCGTGTTGACTTTTGAATTTTGTAGAATAATCTACGCCATTGGCTTTTTTCGTTGACATTTCGCATTTTGTTGCCATTTTAGTTACTTACAAATCGTCCTCATTTTCTGTATTATCTATACGCCTGTATGCCCGCTGCCTGCCATACCATCTTTCAGCGTGCCTGCTGGTGCTTATTGGCTCCCAGTTAGGCATACTGGCTATCAGCTTATTTACACGCCGGGCCAGGTACTTAAATTCTTTGTCGGAAATCTCCCTGCCCAGCTGCTCGCAGATAAATTCAGCTGCGCATACCCGGCTGCGCATTTCCACGCCGTCCGCCTGTAACGGGTCTGGCGTGCGTATGTACCTGCGCCTGTCCGGTATGTCCCTTGTCGGCCAGTCCGCCGGTAGTTTCATGTCCAGAAACTTATGAAGCATCGCCACTATCGGGTCGTCGCTGTCATCGTTATATGCTTCCTGCCTCTGGCGTGCCTGCGCCTCCAGCTGGTCATCCAGATACAGTTTTTCGCCCCTGCGGTAGTATTCCACCGCTTCCGCCCAAATCTGGTCACGGTCGCGGTCTAACGCTTCCTGCCAGTGCCGGTACTTGCGCAGTGCCGGGTCTACGGCTATCACCCAGAAACGCCGGTTCCCGTTGTCGCCTTTGAGGAATAACGCCTCATTTGTCGTACCGCAGAAAACGCACTGTCTGGGGTGGTTCTCTTTCCGCCTGCCGTATGCAGCCCGGTAGCTGTCATCCCGTTTGGATAGGTAGGCTTTCACGCTCTCTACATCGCTGCGCTTTATGCTTGCCAGTTCGCCCATCTCGATAATCCACGCGCCGCGCAGTTGCTCCATGCCCTCTTTGCCCTCCGTGGTCGTTATGCTGTCGTTAAACCATTTGCCACCCATCTTGCCCAGCAGCGTAGATTTTCCGGCACCCTCCGGGCCTGTGAGGATTAGGCAGTAATCGTATTTGCATCCGGGCTGGAATATCCGGGCGACTGCCGCAGTGAAATGCTTGCGCGTCATGGTGCGGTTTAGTTCCGTGTCCTCTGCGCCGATATAGTCTATAATCAGACGCTCCAGCCGTGGTGTGCCGTCCCAGTGCAGACCGTTCAGATAATCCCGGATAGGGTGGTAACTGTGCTTTGTCAGTATCGCCGCCAAAGCGTCATATATTTTGTCCTTTCCGGTTATGTCGTAGTTACGTTCCAGCCATACACGCAAATTCGCATCGTCCCGGTCGCTCCACTGCTTCGCCTGCCTGTTCCACGGCAGACCGCCTGTTATCACATCGTACCCGGTAAACTCATCGTGCGTAATGCGCCCTTTCAGTGCCGGGTCATTCTCCAGCACCAGTATTATGTTTTGGATGCTGCACAGCAGTTTGCCGGATTTGGTGTACTCCAGTTCGGCTTTCCACTCATCGTTATAATCTTCCGGCATTTCCACATCGCCGAAGTCATCAGCCACGGACGCGCTACGCTCCCGTGCCATCAGCAGTTTTACGTTTTTGTCCGCCGCCGCCATTTCCTGCATCGCCGCAAAGGACGGTTTGCGGGTCACATCCGTAGCCCTGCTGCCCTCATCCTTTGCGCCGTATAGGTGTATCCGGCATAGGTCGAAAGCGTTGCACAGTTGGCGGCTTGCCGGGTCTGTTTCGTGGTGGCTGTAGGCAAATTTGTTTTCGTAGCACACCAGACCGCCCGCCACGCTGCCCAGCTTGTATGTGTACCGCCCCGGTGTGCTGGTCGGCTCGTAGCAGTCTGACAAAAACCGCTCTATCGCTTCCTCTATGGTGTACGCCCGGCAAAACGCGCCGATTAGTCCGGGCTTCTCCGTGGGGTCGCCTGCCTTTTTAATCTCGTGCGCTATTACCGTGTTCTCCCTGCTTGACATCGGCCATGCGCTCACATCGTAGGGGTCTACATACTGGCTTAGTATCTGGTCTACGTTGCACGCCGGGCCGTCCTGCCACTCAAACACGAAATCCGCATCCTTTGACGTGCTGGGCCAGTAAAACAGCCTCGGCAGTTCGTAGGTGGTATCATCGAATAAATCTATACCCAGTTCTGCCGCTATCTTTCGGCAAACCGGCTCGTATTCCGCTGGGGTCACTTGTCGGCTCAGTGGAAATACCAGACGGTATCGGGGTGCAGCTTCGCTGTGTTTGTGCGTGCTGTAAAGCATCGCGGCGAAATTAAAGGCCATAGTAAAGTCATCCCAGACGTTTACCGTGCCGTAGTCTATATCCAGCGTGGCCACGCTGCGGTACAGTACGTTTGTGTTCTTTCGTATCCCGCCGCTCAGATACCCGCCGACAAAGCCGCCCACGTCTTTTACGTTGCTTTGTTCCTCTCTGCTCATGCGTGCGTATTCCGCTGCCGTTTCTCCGGTACGCTTTGTTTCGCTGCACCTCTCCAGCAGTTCAGACCATTGCCAGTGCCGGTTACGCCACTTCTTCGATACCCGGCTGTGCGCTGTGGCTAAATCTATCGTAAAATCATATTTCAGCTTAAATTTCATGGTCTATAATGTTTTGGAAATACGCCACATTTTCTGCGTCACAGTAGATTGTTACCGTCCTGTGCTTTTCTTGGCTTGTACCTACACGCAGCGCGTATGGTCTGGCCTCATCATCCAGACGGTCGTACAGTCTGTGCAGCTGCTCCGCCGATATGTCAGCAGTTATGTTTTTCAAATCCTTTTCGTCCATAGCTCAGTCCTCCGGGATATAGTCTATACAGCCGTCCTGCGCATCGTCTACCGGGTTGTCGGTCAGTTGGCACTCGCCGCCCATATAGGTATGTATGCAAAGCGCACAGTTACCGCAGTTCCTCGGTTTGGGTGCTTCCATTTCCTCTTTGTGTTTCTGTGCTTTCAGTTGCAGGAATGAAAGTATATGCGCTATTACTTCGATAGTCCAGCCGTTGCCCAGCATCTTGTACTGCTGGGTGTTGCTGCATCCCCATTTGTACCAGTCCGGCACAGTCTGTAGCCGTGCGCACTCGGTAGGTGTCAGCCTCCTAATGCGTACTTCTGGCGCGTTTTCGTCCGCTATCGCATACGCTCCGCCTGTCAGACTTGCGCAGCACGCCGGGGCTTTGTGGTTAATGTCGTACACCCGGTTTTGCTGGTACGGTTGCTGTCCGTTATTGCTTTCGCCACTTGGGTTAAGCTGTTTTGTGTTATTGCTCATAATCAAATTATTTTCCTGCCACGCATTGGCCGTCAGCGTGGGTGCTTTGTCCGTATAAATCTTACCTGCGTTGTAACCATGCGGCCGCTGCATAAGCAGGTTATCTTTTTCCACTGTGGTTAGGCAGTTCGTTTTACCCTCAACCGGACACGGTTCTAAACATTGGCGGTTTTTGCCGTCTATCATCCTGCCCCGTGAGGCTACGCAGATTATATCACTGTATGGCATATTGCAAATTACTAATGTCGCCCCGTTTGCCTGTGAGCCTTTGTAAGAAGTTGCCAGCAGCGCAAATGCTTTTTCCTTGTATCCTCTTAGGTTCATCAGCAGCCGGTCTACGGTTGTTTTCATTATTCCACTAATACTAAATCGTCTACTCCTTTGCCTCCGATTTTAAGTGCGTGCATCTTCCCCCCCCCCGCTTTGAAAAAAAG